ATCAAAAGGATGGTTACTATAGAGATGTAAACGGTGCTATTATGGCTCCGCTTATTATGTTTAAAAGAGATAGTATAGAAAAAAATAGGACTGTAGCTAATAAATTAGATGCTAATAAACCTAATAATTATACAGTAACAGAAAAACAATACTCTCAAGGTAATGTATATAGTAATTTTAATGTTTTAACTAACAGAGCACCAACTACTACATATTATGCTTCAGTAGTACCTGATTATTTAACATTAACTTATAGTTGTGTAGTATTTACTTACTATGTAGCTCAATTAAATAAAATAGTAGAGGCAATTGAATATGCCTCAGATGCGTATTGGGGTAACCCAGAACAATTTCAATTCCAAACTCGTATTGACACATTTAATACAGTAACAGAATTACAAAATGATGCTGAACGATTAGTTAGAAGTACATTTAATATTAAAGTATATGGATATATAGTTCCAGAAGTATTACAAAAAGATTTAAACTCTATCAAGAAATTTTCAAGTAAGAGTAAAATAATTATAAATTTAGAATCAACAATAACAAACCCAACAAACGAAATACAATATGGCCAGAATTAATAACTCCATACCTAGAAATAATGTACGATTTTTAGATCAAGTATCTATAGCTTCTTTTGAAGTGCCTACTTCAGAAGGTAGTAGTGGTATTGGTACATCTGGACTTTCAGGTTTATCAGGTATTTCAGGCCTAAGTGGTACTGGTGGTTCAGGTCTTTCAGGCTTAAGTGGCATTGGTAGTTCAGGTATTTCAGGTTTATCAGGAACAGGTACATCAGGTATCTCAGGACTAAGTGGTACTGGAACATCTGGTTTAAGTGGTTTATCAGGAACAAATGGTACAAATGGTACTTCAGGACTTTCAGGTTTAGAAGGCTTATCAGGTATAAGTGGCTTATCAGGTATAAATGGTACTTCAGGACTTTCAGGCTTAGAAGGTTTGTCAGGTTTAAGTGGTACTGGAACTTCAGGCTTATCAGGATTAAGTGGAACTGGCACCTCAGGATTAAGCGGTTTATCAGGAATTAATGGTATTTCAGGTTTAAGTGGATTAGAAGGTCTTTCAGGTCTTAGTGGTATTGGCACTTCAGGACTTTCAGGTTTAAGCGGTATTAGCTCATCTGGTATATCTGGCTTAAGTGGAATAGGTACATCAGGTATCTCAGGATTAAGCGGTTTATCAGGAACTAATGGTACCAATGGTACTTCAGGCCTTTCAGGATTAGACGGTGTATCAGGATTAAGTGGTACAGGTATATCTGGTTTATCAGGTTTAAGTGGTGCTTTAGGTATTTCAGGTTTAAGTGGTTTATCAGGCACAAATGGTAACTCAGGACTTTCAGGTCTTGAAGGTACATCAGGACTTTCAGGACTAAGTGGTACTGGAACATCAGGATTGTCAGGTTTAAGTGGAATAGGAACATCAGGTCTTTCTGGTTTATCTGGTACTAATGGAGCATCAGGTCTTTCAGGCCTAGAAGGTACATCAGGTATTTCAGGACTAAGTGGTACCGGAATCTCAGGACTTTCAGGTCTTAGTGGTATTAGTACTTCAGGCCTTTCAGGTTTATCAGGTATTAATGGTACTTCAGGACTTTCAGGTCTAGAAGGTACATCAGGTATAAGTGGATTAAGTGGTACTGGTCTATCTGGTCTTTCAGGATTAAGTGGTACAATTGGTACATCCGGCTTATCAGGTATTAATGGTATTTCAGGAACAAGTGGAACGGATGGTTTAAGTTGTTTAAGTTATACTGTAACCTATCAAGTAGGTGGCGGTGATTTATATTTTGATTACAATGATTGCTCGGGTGCTTTAGTAAGTGTGGGGCCTGTAACAAGTGGTTCTTTAACATTTTGTGCGCTTAGTTTCGGGAGTTCTCCCAGCATAGTTATAATTTCGGGTAATGCTACGATTTTAAGTAACGGAGTTTGCGTAGGCACAAGTGGAACTTCAGGTTCATCTGGTACATCAGGTAATGGTACTTCAGGCTCATCAGGTACATCAGGTGACGGTACCTCAGGTTCATCGGGTACAAGCGGTGTAAATGGAACTTCAGGTTCTTCAGGTACTTCAGGCGAAACCGGCACTTCAGGTTCTTCAGGAACCTCAGGTAGTGGTACCTCAGGTTCATCAGGAACAAGCGGTGAAAACGGTACAAGCGGTTCTTCAGGTACTTCAGGTGATGGTACCTCGGGTTCATCCGGAACCTCGGGTTCGTCTGGTACTTCAGGTTCCAGCGGTACTTCAGGTATAGATGGTTCATCCGGTACTTCAGGAGCAAATGGCTCTTCAGGCACTTCAGGTGTTGGCGGTTCATCAGGTACTTCAGGTTCATCAGGCACTTCAGGTTCATCAGGCACTTCAGGAGCAAATGGGTCATCAGGAACTAGTGGTTCTTCAGGTACTTCAGGAGTAAATGGTAGCTCAGGTACTTCGGGAGCAAATGGTTCTTCAGGTACTTCAGGTTCATCAGGTACTTCCGGAGCAAATGGTTCTTCAGGAACCTCTGGTTCATCAGGTACTTCAGGCTCATCAGGAACATCAGGTAATGGTACCTCAGGTTCATCTGGTACTTCGGGTATAAATGGGTCATCAGGCACTTCAGGCTCATCAGGTACTTCAGGTTCTTCAGGTACTTCAGGTGTAAATGGTTCATCGGGAACTTCAGGTTCTTCAGGAACTGCAGGTAGCTCTGGTACTTCAGGCGATGGTACGTCAGGTTCATCAGGTACCTCAGGAGAAAATGGTTCTTCGGGTACATCAGGTAGTTCAGGTACGAGTGGTTCATCCGGTACATCAGGCATTAATGGAAGTTCAGGTACCTCAGGTATAAATGGTTCATCTGGTACTTCAGGAAGTTCTGGAACATCAGGTTCAAGTGGTACTTCAGGCTCATCAGGTACTGCTGGTTCTTCAGGTACATCAGGTACATCAGGTATAAATGGTTCATCTGGTACTTCAGGTTCTTCAGGTACAAGTGGTTCATCCGGTACCTCAGGTATAAATGGTTCATCTGGTACTTCAGGAAGTTCTGGAACATCAGGTTCTTCAGGAACATCAGGTTCATCCGGTACTTCAGGTACAAGTGGTTCATCAGGTACTTCAGGTAGCTCAGGTACAAGTGGTTCATCCGGTACCTCAGGTTCAAGCGGCACTTCAGGTATAAATGGTTCTTCAGGTACTTCAGGATCTTCTGGTACTTCAGGATCTAGTGGAACAAGTGGCTCTTCAGGAACTTCAGGAACAGCAGGTAGCTCAGGTACTTCAGGTGAAAACGGTTCATCAGGTACTTCTGGCTCATCAGGTTCAAGCGGTACTTCAGGAGAAAATGGTTCTTCAGGTACAAGTGGTTCATCCGGAACAAGCGGTTCTTCAGGTACTTCAGGTTCAAGCGGAACAAGTGGTTCAAGCGGAACAAGTGGTTCAAGCGGAACATCAGGTTCATCAGGTACATCTGGTATTGATGGTAGTTCGGGTACCTCAGGTTCAAGTGGAACATCAGGTTCATCAGGTACATCTGGTATTGATGGTAGTTCGGGTACCTCAGGTTCAAGTGGAACATCAGGTTCATCAGGTACATCAGGAGAAAATGGTTCTTCTGGTACATCAGGCTCATCAGGAACATCAGGTTCTTCAGGTACAAGTGGTTCATCAGGAACAAGTGGCTCAAGTGGGGTGGAAGGAGCTCAAGGTGCCCCAGGTCCTCAAGGCGCCCAAGGTGCAGAAGGAGCTCAAGGTGCAGGAGGTCCACAAGGCGCCCAAGGTGCAGAAGGAGCTCAAGGTGCAGGAGGTCCACAAGGTGCTCAAGGTGCAGGAGGTCCACAAGGCGCCCAAGGTGCAGAAGGAGCTCAAGGTGCAGGAGGTCCACAAGGCGCCCAAGGTGCAGAAGGAGCTCAAGGTGCAGGAGGTCCACAAGGTGCTCAAGGTTTACAAGGTGCTCAAGGTGCTCAAGGCGCCCAAGGTGCACCCGTAAGTGTTGCCGGTACCACAGAGTTTATTGTTAAATTTACCTCCGCAACCACCATAGGTAATAGTTTAACTTGTCAACAAACAAATGGTGACTTACTTGTAAACAGTAATGTTAGTGTTGGAATGGGTGGGGGTAGTGTTGCCAGTAATACCAGAGTAGGTAGTAGTGCATTAGTTAATAATACTACAGGCCAAAGAAACGTAGCTATAGGTTTTGCGGCAGAGTTTCTTAACACTTCTGGGGTTAACAACGTAGCTGTAGGACAATACTCACAAAGAAATAATACAATAGGTAGTAACAACACTGCTTTAGGTCATTATGCTTTATGTTCAAATACAACCTCAAACAATACAGCAGTAGGTTCATACGCTTTAAGAACTAACACAACAGGAACCACAAACGTAGCTGTTGGTAGACGTGCTCTTCTTTCTAACCTTATAGGAAGCAGTAACGTTGCTATAGGATATGAGGCTTTATGTAATAATACTACCTCAAATAGTACTGCTGTAGGTCACAGAGCTTTATGTAATAATACAACAGGAGCATGTAATACGGCTTTAGGTCATTATGCTTTAAGGACAAATTCATTAGGTAACAGTAATGTCGCTATAGGTGCCGGTGCTTTAGCATTAAATACTACAGGCTGTCAAAACATAGCAGTAGGAAGTTCAGCTCTAGCAAATAACACTTCGGCCATAGCTAATACTGCTGTAGGTCACAGTGCTTTAGGTTCTACCACTACTGGTAGATACAACTTAGCTCTAGGTAATAGTGCCCTAATAGCAAATACAATAGGTGAATCTAACGTAGCTGTTGGATTTAGGGCTATGTGTAAAAATATAGGGGGTGATAGTAACGTAGCCGTTGGTAGACTTGCCCTATACCAAAACACAACAGGTACAGTAAACACTTCTGTTGGTATTTCTAGTCTACAAAATAATACTTCAGGTGGGCGTAATACCGCGGTAGGTTGTGGTGCTTTATTAGCAAACACTACAGGGTGTCGTAATACCGCTTTAGGTTCTGATGCAGCATCGTCTAGTACCACTGCCGCAGATATAGTAGCTATAGGATATGCCGCAGCAAAATTAAACACGGGTTTAGGTAATACTGTTATAGGTTCATGTGCTCTATGTACTAATACAACCGGAATTAGAAACACAGCGGTAGGTTACCGTGCTTTACGAGCAGCTGTTCCTTCAGTATCAAGAAATGCTTCGTACAATACCGCAGTAGGATTCTGTGCTTTAGGTGTTTCAACTGACGGACTCGATAATACTTCTATAGGAGCATTTAGTTTATGTTCTAACACTACAGGTGCAGCTAATTCCGCGGTTGGTCAATTAGCTTTAAGATCACATACAACAGGTATTAGAAACACTGCAGTAGGAGCTGTAGCAGGATGTGCCATTACTACGGGTGGTTGTAATACCCATATTGGTAGAGGTGCGGGTATAAACATCACTACCACTAATAATACTATAGCTATAGGAAACGATGCAAGTCCATCTAATACAACTAACCACACGGTTTTTGGAAACTCATCAAACAATGTATGTAACTGTGTGTTTGCAGCATTTACCAACGTTTCTGATTGTAGGGATAAAACAGACATACAATCATTACCTGACAACTTAGGTCTTAACTTAATTAAAAAACTTCGTCCGGTATCATTCAAATGGGATCACAGAGAAACATACGTTCGTGAATGTGGGTACGAGTACGGGATCAAAGACGGTACTTTAAAATCTACAAAAGACCACTATGGTTTAATTGCTCAGGAACTTAGAGATAGTTTAAACGAACTAAACGTTGGATTTGATGCTTTAGGACATGATGATGATAAAGATGCCTACCGTTTAGCATATGAAGAGTTAATTCCTTCAATGATTAAATCAATGCAAGAATTAGACCAACGTTTAAAAATTGTAGAAGACAAGTTGACTACGTAAAAAAAGTTTAGTATATTATTTTAATATGCAAAAAGTTCTGATTGGTACCCCCTCTTACGATGGTAGAATAGATGTATGGTTTGCTAATTCTTTAGTAGCTACTGTAAAAGAAGCAGAGAAGAAAGGCATCCACGTACACGCTATCTATACTAGCTATGATTCTTTAGTGCAAAGAGCAAGAAACGATCTTGTTAGATTAGCTTTGGATGGGGAATACGATACATTATTTTTTATAGACTCAGACGTTGAATGGGAACCTGAATGGTTTTTCCGTTTATTGGAACGTCCCGAACCAATAGTGGGGGGAGCTTTAGTTAAAAAATTTGATAAGGAGGGATACACAGTTAAAATCCTAAACAAAACTCTTAAATACTCAGAAGACAAAAAGCTCCTAGAGGTGGATGGAGTTGGAACGGGGTTTTTAAAGGTAGATAAATTTGCTCTAGAAAAACTCTGGTTAGCTAGTGACCCATACACACACGATGGTATTAATCAAAGGATGATATTTAATCTTTTAATAGATGATGACGGAGATCTTATTAGTGAAGACTATGTCATGTGTAAAAAATGGCAAAATCTAGGTTATAAAGTATGGTTAGATCCCACTATTACCTGTAATCACATTGGGATAAAGAAATTTAAAGGAGATTTAAACAAGTTCTTAGATAAACAAGAATATGTTCGATAAACCAAAGGGTGGTACTGAGCTTATGTTTGATGAGCTAATGAAAAGACTTCCGGCTAGTTATAAGGAGCAGTTCTCCATATTCAATTACCCATCCCAATCAGACACCACTAAACGAACTATATACTGGAATCAGCTCTCATACGATCAGGATGCGGTACAGTTTCTAAAAGATCCACAATCTATAGAACAGATCGATCACTTTGTATTTGTAAGCTATTGGCAAGCGGAAATGTTCCGTAAAATATTTAATATTCCAGGCTATAAAACACACGTGTTAAAAAACGCTAGTTTAGGGGTTATACCAAGAGAGATAGGTCCTCGCAAAAAAGTTCGCCTATGCTTTACCTCTACACCATATCGCGGTCTAGATATTTTATTGGATGCGTGGGAGCTAATAAAGCCCAATAACTGTGAGCTACATATATTATCCTCATGTAAAATATACGGCCAGGAATTCGGAAAAAACGACGTGAATTACGAACCACTATACGAGAGATGCACCACGTTGCCAGGAGTGGTTTATCGCGGTAGTATACCGAATTCTGAACTACGTGCGGAACTACCTACATTCGATATTTTAGCCTACCCAAACACGTTTGAGGAAACATCTTGCATAGCTGTAATTGAGGCTTTAAGTGCTGGTTTAAGAGTTGTAACATCTAACTTAGGTGCTTTACCTGAAACCACTGAAGGATGGGCTAGAATGTATCCATATTTAATGGATCCTTCACTCCACGCTCAAACATTTGCTAATATTTTATTAGAGGAAATAGAGCTAGTACGCAGTGGTAAATTGGACGAACACCTAACCCAGCAGACCCAAATATACAACACAAGATGGACTTGGGACTATAGAATACAAGAATGGTTAAAATTTTTAGATGGACTTTTTTAAACTAACCCAATACGTAAATCCTAAAAGGGTAGTAGATATTGGTGCTCATGTAGGGGATTTTACACGCCAATTAGCTAGTATGTCTGCTGGTTGTGAGTTTATACTAGTGGAGGCAAACCCCCATTGCGAGGAATATCTTAAACAACTTAACCAACCCTATAAGATTTTAGCCCTATCTAATCAAGTAGGCACTACACATTTGTATGTAGAGAAAGCCAATTCAATAGGAACCGGAGCATCTCTTTATAAAGAAAACACAGAATGGTATGGAGAAGGTAAGTACGAGATAATAGAGGTACCCACAGATACTTTAGATAACCAGAACTTCTTTCCCCAAGAGATAATTGATTTGTTAAAACTGGACGTACAGGGTGCTGAATTAGATATTTTATTGGGTGGTAATAAAACCGTTACCAGAAGCAAATATGTTTTAGCGGAAGTTTCCTTATTAGAGTATAACCACAAAGCCCCCTTAATAGATAAGGTGGTAAGTAAGATGAAGCAATACGGTTTTTATATAGAAGATATACTAGAATACCATAAACTCTCTAACAACCAAATATTCCAGCTTGATATTTTATTCAAGAATTCGTATATTTATTGATGTAATATTTTGCTATGATAAAAAAAGTGTTTTATAATAGTTCTATTTAAAAAAATATTAAATAAAATTTAATAAAATAACTTAACATGTGGTTATATCAAAATAAAGAGATCCATTCTCTAGAGGATCTTCCTCAAACCTTTGGTTTTGTTTATAGAGTTATACACGAACCTACAGGTAAAATATATATTGGAAAAAAAGTCCTCCAATTCACCCGTAAAGCTAAATTAACTAAAAAAGATTTAGCAGTATATGAAGGTGAAAAAGGACGTAAACCATCTTACAAACACGTTATTTCAGAATCAGATTGGAAAACCTACTATGGTTCCAACAAAGAAATTGTAGCTATGTTAAAAGAGGGTAAACACGATGAATTTAAACGTGAAATTTTACATTTGGCTCCCTCAAAAAAGTTATTAACTTACCACGAGACAAAATATTTGTTTATATATTCAGTACTTGAAAAACCAGAGGAGTTTTTTAACGATAACATTCTCGGTAAGTTTTTCAGAAAAGACTTTGCTGATTAAAATATTGTTCGTATCTTACACCATATGGTAAACCAGCTGGTTGTAAACGTAATAAATTCCGTAATAGGATCAGGTAAACCCACCGCTAGGGGCAATATGGCTCATACCTGTCCATTTTGCCACCATTCAAAACCCAAGCTCGAGATCAATTTTGACGAGAATGCTACGTACTATCAAAAGTGGCATTGTTGGGTTTGTGATAAAAAAGGCTCTAAGTTAATGAGCTTATTCAAAGCCATTGACGCACCACAAGACAAGATAGATGAGCTACGATCATTGGTGGGGGCCTCTCGAATGGTTACTACTTCAGAAAATTCTAATAAAGTAGAATTACCAAAAGAATTTAAACCTTTATCAGAGATTACCGAAAAGGATATAGTAGGAAGACACGCACTTACTTATTTAAAGAAACGAGGTATTTCTAAACACGATATACTTAAATACAATATTGGTTATTGTGAGGGCGGTGCCTACAACAAAATGATCGTTATACCATCGTATAGCAGCGAAGCTAAACTAAACTATTTCGTGGCCCGTAATTTTGATCCTAACTCACCCGTTAAGTATAAAAATCCACCAATAAACAAAAATATTGTACCTTTTGAGCTATTTGTAAACTGGTCTTCTCCCCTTGTTTTGTGTGAGGGACCGTTTGATGCTTTAGCGATTAAGAGAAATGCTATTCCACTATTAGGAAAGCATATACAAGATAATTTAATGAAACAAATCGTAACGTCTGTTGTAAAACAGATCTACATTGCTCTAGATAAAGACGCAATGAAGGATGCCTTACGGTTTGCCGAATTATTGTTAAACGAGGGTAAAGAGGTTTACCTTGTTGATTTGGATGAAAAAGATCCAAGCGAAATGGGTTTTGAAAATTTTACAAACCTTATCCAAAACACTTATCCATTAACCACCTATGGTTTAATGTCCAAGAAAATCGAACTTATATGAGTAAAAGAAACATCAAACAATCTTACAACAGAATCCTAGAGATTTCAGAAGACGCTAAACAAATTACAATGCCTGATTCGCGCTATTACAGGCGCAATGGAGAGTATTATCCTTCTATTACTTATGTGTTGTCGGCCTATCCAAAGGGTAAATTCTTTGAAGATTGGTTAAAAAAAGTAGGGTACTCCTCGGAATATATTGTTAAAAAAGCAGGTGAAGAGGGTACAGCTACTCATGAGCTAATCGAGGATTATCTAAATGGTAAAGAGCTACACTTTCTAAACGAATGGGGTAACCCACAACATAATCCAGATGTATGGCAGATGTTTCTTCGTTTTGTTGATTTTTGGGAGACATATAAACCTAAATTAATCGAAACGGAAGTTCATTTATTCTCTGATGTCTATAAAATTGCTGGAACTTGTGATATGGTTTGTGAAATAGATGGTGAATTATGGGTTATTGATTTTAAAACCTCTAATAACCTACAAACAACGTACGATCTTCAAACAGCCGCCTACGCTACGTGTTATGAGGAATGCTACGGTAAGCGAGTTGACCGCACAGCTATTTTATGGCTTAAATCATCTAAGCGTGGTGGTAAAACCGGATCTATGCAAGGTAAGGGGTGGGAAATTTATGAATCTAAACGCACTACAGAGGAAAACATGGATATATTTTCCACAGTTAAAAAATTGTTCGATTTAGAGAATCCAAACCACAGCCCAGTTTTTACAGAATTCCAGACTGTAGTTAAGAGAAATCTCTGATATTTATACGTAAACGCGCGTATATGATTTCATTAGTGAGATTACTTAGAGAGGCACAAAATGCCCCCAAAGCTATTATTTTAGCTGGTGCTCCTGGCGCTGGTAAGTCATCTGTTATAGATGATATTATCAGTGACCTTGGATTGAAGGTAATGAACATTGACGATTTCTTTATTAAAAATCTTCGCGACGCAGGTATTTCACTTGATTTAAAATTAGCAGATGCCGAGGGTAGAAGTGGGGCTGCTCGTGCTATGCAAGCCGCTCAAAAAGACTATCAAGTAGCTTTAGCACAAGAAATTGGCTCTAGAGAAAACATCGTAATCGATGGTACAGCAGCATCATACAAGAAAACAGAATCGCTAAAAAATACTTTAGAGGCAGCTGGTTATGATGTGATGATGGTGTATGTATATTCTTCACTTGAAAAATCACTTAAAAAAAATGAAGATAGATTTGAACGTTCAGCAGGTAAAGATAGAAGTTTAATGCCAGGTATTGTAATGCAAACATGGGCTAATGTAACTAAAAACTTTATCCCGTATCTTAACTTATTTGGTCAAAACTTTGTAGCTACTACAAAAGACAAAGACCCATTTGGTAAAGCAAGCCTAGATAAAATCATAAAGCGTTACCTCGAACCATTTACTCCTCAAGATACTAAGCCAAAAACAGAAAAAGAACAGGCTAGATCAGAGGCTGAAAAGAAAAAACTTGAACAGGAAATTATATCGCTACGCGATAAACAAAACGTTCAAGACATTATACAACAAACCGTTTCTATCCCAGAAGCACAAACAAAAATCAAACAATTCCTTAACTCATGAAAAAATCTGAATTAAAATATATTATTAAAGAAGCTCTCGAAGCAACAACAATGGAAATGGTAGAACCAATTGATGAGATTGGTACTTTCATGATCGTAAAAAAACCTAAAAGAGGTATGGCTATGGAAGATATGATGCAAGAAGTATCTATTTATGATTCAATCATGAAAGAAGAAATCATCATGGCTACTACAAACAAATCAGCTGCTCGCAAGCGCGCTAAAGAAGCCCTTAAGGAATACGAGATGCAAAAAACCGCTCTTAAAAACGAGATGGAAGGGTACAGAAGCGCTAAAAAAGACATCGAAGAAAAGAAAACCAAAGCTAAAGAGCTTATTAATAGGCTTAGATAAATTGGACGAATTAACTAAGTTTCTGGTTAAAGAGCTAATAGACGGGAAATCCGTCACAGCTATCTATGGTGGGGGGTTCAAACCTCCCACTAAAGGTCACTTTGACTTAGTTAAAACCGCTTTAAAAGATTTTAAAGACATAGATAAATTTATAATCTATGTAGGTAGTGGTGTTCGAGACGGAATCGAGCAAGAACAAGCTCTACAAATATGGGATATCTATAAGGAATTACTTCCATCCAAAGTTCAAATAGAACCTTCTGCTACAC